AATTGTTCAGATGTATAACTTGTGCGTAACGTGTGGATAAATGAATCAGGCAAAAATACATTATCTGTGGTTTTGCTGTGGATCACTGCATAATCAGGATTACTGCTGCCATGCCATAAATCGTATATCCAATTACGGCCGCGTGGCGTGGTAGTTATCCATGCCTTGCCTGGCATTTCTCGCAATGTGGCAATGGCAATCTGCCACGCATCGATGTGCATCATCGCTGCTTCGTCAAACCATATCCAACCAAGATTGGCACCACGTAAGCGATCAGGATTATCTGCACTCCGTAACAATATTGTTCTGTTGCCATGCAACACAATGGTACCTGTGCTGATGTTATGCGTTTTAAGTATGCCAGCAGGCCGTGCAATATCTAATAACATCTTGCGTGGTCCATCACGTAGCATTGGGTATGTTGGAGCCACGATCATGCCAGTACTGCCTGCTGGCATTCGCAACACTTCAATAACCCCTGCTCGTGTCTTGCCACTACCACGGCCGCCAATGAAGGCTCGAAACCGTGCAGGATTATTCCAGAACATCTCCTGTGGTTTCGTACACTCGCTGTGGCGTAACGTCCTGTATTGTATCTGCGGTGTTGGTGATTGCTGGTACACGTGGCGTGCCAATCTCTACTACATAATCATGTGTGATGGTTTGCTGTATCTCTTGACGCTGCCTATACTCTGTTGGCATGTGCCTATTCGCCATGGCCATTATCAACATATCACTGCCAGCAAATGCACGTCTTTTTATCTCACGTTCAATGCTGGCGCAAAATCTTGCATACGCTTCATCACATTGCGTACTAAATGCAGGATCATCACGCATGTGGTTATATACCGTTGACCGTGATACATTCGCTACATCAGATGCATACTGCACATTGCCTTCCTGTGCATATGCATTTAAATATCTATCCTGCCATTTGTCGTTACGTTTGCGTCCTTTTTTATTGCTGTGCAAATCGTTCATATACACCTACTCTACATACTCACTTCTTTAGTTGTCATAATGCGTAATATTACATTAATAGTAGTATTAATAATGATAATGATAGGTGCATATTCCTTCATTGCAGGTTCATTGAGTAGTGCCAGGCACACGCTACCAATCAGCAGCAGTGCATTTACCCAAATCGTTTTCGATTCATACCATGGTTTCATGTGTGTTACTCCTACTTCATATAATTCAATGCAAATACTAGCACACCATACAGTGCACTGATGGCCATCAGTACACCTTTCCACTTGGTTTGTTCTTGCTCTAATTGGCTGATGCGTGCTTCGAGTGATGCAAATTTTGCATTACCTTCATCGAGTCGTTTGGCAATGTAGGTAAGGTGTGTATTAATTTCTGCCAGCTGTGTTTCTACAGTGCTCATGGATTGGTATCCTGTACAAATCGTGCACGCAAATCAGCGCGCACTACATTCATATCTATCATAATGCCAGGGCAGGTTTTTTTGCTGCCTGTTTCCCTGTGTCCTAATACAGTATTCTTTGATGGCTGCAGGCCACGCCACCTAAGTAACGTTTCTGCCACATGGTACATGGTAGTGCGTTGTTTCTCTGACCACGTGTGATGATCGAAATAGCCAACCATTTCAATGCCCCACGATTTATTATTCCACATGGCAGCATGTGTGCCTGGCTCATTGATGGCCGTCATTTGCCAAATGCCATCTGGTGCAATAAATAGGTGTGGACCACTGGTCCAGCCAAGGCCACAATAGTAACGCATCATGCCAGTCATGGTGGCCAAACCACGCCACTGATACTCCTGTGGCGAATAGGTATGGTGCATGATGATTGTCTTGGCCCAATTCGCAATGTTGCTGTCATATGACCATACATGCGTGCGAAAATCTTCAGCTGATTTCCACTGCCTGAAATCGTGGCGAAATAGTGCATCTGGTGTGGTCATGGTTTCATTACCTTCTTGATGTACACGGCCAAATCATTAATGTAATCCTGCACGTTTTCAATAGGTGATTTGCCTGCCAAGAATCCCATACGAATCTGGTAATTAATATCCCATACTTTGGTCCAAACCAGATCAGCCACTTGGTTTGGCGTAAGCAAATTGTTTACCTGTGTTTGCAGTGCTGCCACCTGTTGTTCGAGTGTCGTTACCCGTGCTTTTAATTGCTGCATGCTTACATTGGTGGCATTGGCGGTGGCGTTGGCTGCACTGGCAGTACTGCTGGCACGGTCTGCAGTTTTCTGTGCAGTGGCTGTGGCATTCTTTAGGCCTTGCACCTGTGCTTCATTTACATCGATGATGGTAGATGATGGCACATTGCTTGGATCAATATAGCCATCGATCAGCAAACGCCATTGCAGGCCGCGCGCGTCACAATACCCCAACCATAGCTGGTAATTGATTACTTCTAAATACCCATTGCATCCTGGTTCAAACCAAATCAATTGCGGTGTGCTGCCTGGTGCAGTGCGATAAATATGCGATCCCCACGGACCACCAGCAGTGGTTCTGCCTACCCATGTTTGGTATATTGCACCTGTGCGATCGATGTAAAAATTTGCACCACCTGCACTGTAGCTTGGTGCATTGACGGGTAACCTAATTGCAGTACTCATTGGTGTTTACTCCGAATAAAAACAGCCATGTATACATACTAGTATACATGGCTGTTTTTTGTGGATTGGTATTACATTTCGAGTGATGGCAGTACAGTAATTAATTGTTGCCAGCATGATTCTGCTACCTGCCTGTGTTCAGTTTGGGTATCAGGTTTGGTGCGTACATCACAGTAGTGCAGCCATGATCTGACGGTGCCAGCCATGTACAATCTCGATACCGTCAAACCTTCTGGCAGTAGTGCGCGGGCCTGCTCTTTGGCAATGCCTAGGCTAATTGCCTTTTCGTACATCGCTTGCGCCATGCTGGCCATTTGCGCCTGCATCATGGTCCACTCTACATTGATGTATTTATCATCTGTAACCACACTGTTTTGCCTGTTGGTTGTGTCCTGCAATCGTGCTGTACGGTTCGTAAATCCGAGTGCCTGTGTAGGATCTGCATAGCGTTGGCTGAATTCCTGAAATGAAAATGACCTGTGGCGTAATATCTGGCGTGCAATATCGCGCGTGGTGGTAATTTCCATTGTGATGCTGGCCATCTCGAATGGTGACCAGTGCTTGTGTTTCATCAGGTAACGCATAAGACGTGGTGCAGTGTCGTGGTTGTGCTGGTTGGCAGGGTTTGATACCCTGGCACAATACACAATGAATTGTTCAAACGTCATGCCTGGTGTATTGGTGGTGGCAATGATGGTGGCAGTGTTCATATATAGTTCTCGTAATCCTCTTTATACTCAATGCTGGCATTTACCCAATGCCTGAAATGATGCAGGCATGGTTTGTAATCCATGCCATTAAACCACCGTGATGCATGGTGGCAGCGATCATCAGCATTTGTGATATATCGCCACGCGGTATCATCCATTGATGTTTCTGCATAGAAATCAAGGCCAGCCACGCTATATATGAGATGTTCACTGGTGTATGTGTCAAACCCTTCAAATCCATTATCATACTGCTGCCATGCAGTGAGTTTATGTATGCTGGCAAAATGCAACATGAAACGATCTGCAATTGGCCAGTACAAATAGTCATCACTTCCTGCACTTACCTGCACGCCATCGATATAGATTTGATTACGGTTTACTGACCATGACAACAAATGCTCTTTGCCATTGAATTGCAGTTTGCCATTCCACACATCGCCATGTTTGGTAAATGCCACTTCTTGGCGAAATATATACATACGGTATGTTTCGGGTTTTGGTTCGTATGGCTCGAATATAAATTCATTCATTGTCATATCACCTTCACTTGGCAATGCGTGACGCAATCATCAGCAATGCGGTCTTTGGTCCACATGGTGAAGCCGTTGAAAAAATAAGCGGTGTAGCAGTGGCATGGCCACGTAATGACACGATAGATGTATCGGTGTTCATTAGGGAAGTCGTAGCTGGTGTTGATGTATGTCATCTCATACCACCTTGTCTTTTGTCAGCTCAATTACGTCTTGCCAGTTCTGCCACATCTTTTTTAACCACACCACATCGTTGATGTACACCATGGTGCCAGGATGTGTGATGATGTCATCTAATAAAACTTGTGCCAGCTCTTGTTTGAATTCACGTACTAACATAATTGCATCATCAAATGTTTGTGCACTGTACGATTGACCTGCCATGATATTCCACACGTGCAGTGTAGGCACTGCTGGTAGTGTCACGTGGCCAATGATTGCCATTGCCCGCACATAATACCCAATGGATTCATCAACCCACATCTGCGGTTCAATCTCAAATGTCCATACGGGAAATTCATCTTTGTTGATTTCCCATGCAATGGATATGCCCTGCACTTCTTTAAGCATTTCTTTAGTGCGTTCGTTCATTTCATCACTGCCTTATCATTCGCATCGATGTACAACCACTGCTGCCAGCATGATTTTGATGCGGACCAATGCCGCCAGCCTTTGCCATCATTCCATAGGTATACAAACGTGTCGTATTGACTGCGTGGCGTGTCCAGCTCAGCATGATCATACCCATTCAGCCACATATACGTACTATCATTAAACTGCCAGATGCCACCATCATTTGTGGCACTCCTGGCGTGCAATGCATAGCTACCAAACGTCACTGTATCGCCACTCTCACACGTGGCTATTGCCACTGCTGCTGGTGTAACATTGAGTGGTGCCACGTGGCAGGTTCCTAGGCTGCATGCCAGGTATAAGAGTAGTGTAATCACTTGCCACCCTTCTGTTGGTGCCATACCCACACCACAAACTGCAGTGCTAGTATGGTCATACACCCCGAAATAAAGTATTGATTTAGCCACGCCATAAATATTGCCAAGATTCCTAGCAATACTGCCAACACACGAATTTGATTCACTAGTTCCATTTTGTCTACTCCTATCATTCAACGCCACGCATATCATATATCAATATGATATACATTGTCAATTGTCTACCACTGCATTGATTGCATCATCAATGGTTTTTACTACCACTGGTGCACGGCCGTTCCATTCTCGATACCACTGCTCTTGTCTTACGTTGGGTTTGCCTTTGACCTGCTTCACTTCGAGTAGATGCGTTACGCCACGAAACCCTACCAGCAGATCAGGCACACCACTGCCTACTTTATGCAGCAGTACTACGCTGGCCCCAATCTGGCGCAATGCCTGCACAATTTCGTTTTGATTATGGTCTGTTTTGGCGTTTCTCATAAGTGTTTTAGCCATTCTGTATACATGCCAGTGGTCCTGCACCAGCTGGCTATTTCACTCCGCACAAAATAGCCATGCATGCTACACGTAGATTTTGGGAATCCGTATGCCTTCTGCAAGTGACTCACCTTGCCTTCATACTCGCCAATCATATTTACTACTTCATTGCGGTATATATAGTAGTGATCCCATTCACTGGCAAAATCACGCCACCATAAATAGTTTGGCATTTGTGGTGTAATCTTGCGTGGTAGTACATACCTGTAGTGCTTCAGCCACTCGCGCACTGCATCACGTCTGTACAGATTGCCTATGCCATATCGATGGATATACATTAGCACTTCAGGTACTACACGGTTTGGCCACTCTTGGCGCGCTGCATAATCCATTACTTTTGGTGCATAGTAATTGATTTCTTTGTTCGATATATATTCCTGCATGGCATTGGCGTGTATCTCCTTCAGCCAATGTGCACACTTGCTTATATCCTCGATGCGAAATATATTACCTGCTATTAACCACTCATAGAAATCTACAGGGTTCACTGTTACATTGCGTGTGGTTTTTATTAGTGATGATTTCAGGCCTAGCTGTTGGTACCAGACGCGCACCTGTTCACGTGCCATGTGCGTATCATTGGCTATATCTTCGACACAATAGCCAATCATTGCTGATGATCGAATGCCTAGCTTCTTTGTGCGAATCTGCACGGCCGCAATGGTCCTGCCAAGCTTTTGTGCAATCACTGGCCACGGTTCCTGAAATGCCATGAATAGCAAATACTTTTCCTCTTGTGCAGTCCATGGTTTGTAATCGACAATCAAATCAAATTTGTGCAGCCACGTGTACACGGTATCTGACACACACCCTAATTCTGCCGCAATCTCCTGTGCAGTGAATTCTTTTTTGATGTAGTGCTGCAGCACATGTTTTTTGGTCCATGGTGGCGTGTTATCGAATTTGTGCAGCTTCAGAAACCGCAGCAGCGCACGGCTGCCAACCTGCAGTATTTTGCACGTGCCACGTATCTTGTGCTGGCGTACCAAATCAAATACGGCCTGTGGTTCCATATCGTGTATTTTGCTTCTTACACTCATGATAGATATTCCAGTGTATCAAGTGAGTGTAATTTGTCTTGTAGGGCCTTGCAGGTGTCCTGCAATTGCAGCACTGCTGCTAGTGCATCGCCTTTGCGTTTGGTGGCTGCAATACGCAAGGCAAAATCACTGTGTGCCAATCGATGTGCAGCCATTGCTTCTGTGGTGTTGCCTGCTCGTGGCAGGTTAATTTTGATTTTGTAGATTGCATCAAATCTGGCAGTGTCGTTTTCACTTAGTCGTTCGATGTTACTCGCCAAACTATCACCAATCACTGCCAGCATGGTTTTGAGTCTAGCACGCACTGCAGGTACATTGTTGCGACAAAATCCACATAGTGGCACACAATCATCATTTGGCGTGAATCGATCACTACATCCTATGCACTCACTGTTCAGTCGTAACTTGTTCATGTTTGTCCTTTTTTTCTTCAATTCCTAGAAATAGTGGTTTACTGGTTTACACAATGCCAGATTACTGCACTGCAATGCCGTAAACCTTGTAAACCACCCTAAATCTACCCTGGTTTACATGGTTTACATATGTAAACCACGTAAACCACGTAAACCACTGTAAACCACGTAAACCACGTAAACCACCTAATTGCATAGTTCGCTTACCACCCGTTTTTGCATATCGCCAATGATACTCATGGCACTAAGCATTTTGGATAATGCATAGTGATCTTCCTGTGCATCGCTTTTGGCCAGCACACGCATTTCTGCTATCTTGTGTTCAGGCAACATACTAAGCATGCTGATGGTAGGCAATGGTTCCTGTGGTGGCGTTATAGGTGCCACTGCTGGCACTGCATCGATTACTGGTGGTGTGTCATCATAGCCAACAGGTATTGTTTTGTTTTTTACGCAAAAATACTTGCCTACGCTATCTTGTTTGACCATGCCAGCTGCCTTTAATCGTGTAAGCATCTTGTGCGTGTTCTGGCGGCTCTTGCCTATTGCGTCTGCAATATCCTGTGGCCTGTAGTGTAATCCTGTTTCTAACAGTTTCAATATATCGCGTCGTTCTGGTGATAGTAGGAAGGATTCGGTATCTCCTATTACCTCGTGCATCGATGTTTCGTCATTCCACTTCAATGTGCGTTTATCGTCTGCATCAATATCGCGACCACGCACCAGAAACTCTGCCTGCTGTGATTTGTCATCATCACCGCTGATCCGTGACAATATCCACATGCCAGATACACCACCAACCAACCCTGTGGTGCCTGATATTTCATCAAATGCATCTTCTGCTTTTGATTTGCGTGTGTGATGGATTACCAGAATTAAACAGTGGTGCTTTTCTGCCAGCACGTTTAATGGCTTCACTGCATCGTAATCTTCAGTGTAGGGGTTCGCATTCTTTTGACGTGGTGCACGTATGTTTTCGAGAATATCGATCACGACCAGCACACAATCTTTTTGGTGTGTTAGCCATTCATCCAATTCTTTGACTGCTTCGTCTCCTTTTGACCACTCATTCACAATAAACAAGTTTTCTGGCAGTGGTTCGTCATTCATTTGCATCTGGCGCAAACGTGACTGCATACGGCGTTGGTTTGATTCCAAATCCATATACAGCACACTGCCTTGCTTCGTGGCATATTTGCCTAATGCATTACGGCCGTATGCCACACACAAACTAATGCCAGTAGATAGCCACGATTTGCGTGCTTTTGGTTTGCCTGCAAATAAAATACACCCTTCAGGCCCAAACTCCTCAATAATCATTTGCAGTGCTTGGAAGCGTTTTGCATCTAAATCACGTGCACTGATTATTTCGCGTTTCACCACATATTCAATAGTCTTGTTGAGTGGTCCTGTCATGATTGGTAGTGCTGCCAGCTCGTGCATGGTGCTGGCCTGGTACAGATTGCAATAGTCTGCCAGATCACCACCTTTACCCAATCGCATATCGATGCCATACGCATTCATCTGTGCAGATTTGAATTGTGCCAGCAAATCATTGGTGGCACTCCTGCCTGTATTGTCACAATCAAGTGCAATGATTATTTGGCCACTCGACCACCAGCCTTGTAATTCGTCTAGGAGTGATGCAGGTAGCACGCGTTCGCCACCACCAGCCATGGTCACTGCAGGTATGCCATAGTGTTGTGCTACCACCACCGATGCTTCACCATTGGTGTACACCAGTGGCAGATTGCCAGCACGTGCCATCTGCACTGCTTCGCGTAACTTGTACCAGCAGGATTTAAACCCTGTATCACTGATGTATGTTTTAGAATCCTGATAGTCAAGAAACCTATAGCGTGTGCCATTGTCTGTGCTGATGGCCATTGCAGGCCGTCTATTTTTCTTTGTGGCAGTCCAGCCTGCTTTTTCAAATACCGTCCATTCTACGCCCTTCTGTGTGGCATAGTCGTGATGATCACGGTATGCACGTTTGCTGGTGGTTATTTCTTTGGCCGTATCGATGCCAAGAAAATCTGCCAGCTGGTATAGGGTTCCTTTTTGACCTGATACGAAATCTACAAACGCGCCATGTTCATCATCATCAATGACTAATGAAAATGAATTGCTATCACTCCCCACACGGTATGGTGAATTGCATCTGTACTGTCCTGCTTCGTTTGGCACCAGATTGAGTGCCTGCAGTACCTTCTGTGCTGTGCTCATTTGAAATACCTACTGATAAAAATAGACTGCATACAAGAGTGTATGCAGTCTATCATGAGATAACGAAATACTAAAATGCCAATGAATCATCGTCTAATGGTTGTGGTGTGTTGGTGGCAGGTTGTTCTGCTGCCACGTTGCCACGGCGTTTGGTATGCCAGCCATCTTCTACAAGGCCATTACGCATATGCAGGCCGTATTGCATCAGCTCCTTGCCTACATACAGACGTGTGAGTGTTTCTCGATCAGCTGGCTGTTTGATACCTTCCAACACAATATCGTGTAGCACGGTTTTTTGCTGGCCCGCGCCAACATCTACAAATATTGGGTTACCTTTTGCATCATAGCTACCACCTACAGGAATCCAAAATGCCCATGGTGGTAGTGGTGCCTTGGCTGTTTGGTTTGCTACCTTGTGCACAAACTCCGTGTGTTCTGATACCACGCTATTTTTGGCACCAATCACACGACCTGCAGTCCAGCCTTTGCAGGCAAAAATCACCGGTTCATCGAAACCATGCAACAAACATACCACTTCAGTGTAGATTTTCAAACCCTTCTGCCAATGGTCATACCATGTGTATACGCCATCATCATCAACGCTGAATGCTTGCGATCGTTTGAGTAATGGTGCAAACATGATTGATTTTGATTCCCATCCACCATCTTTGTACAAATCTGATTCACTCCACCCGTCTGGCGCGGTCTGCATGCTATCAACCTTGGCATACCACCGGCCAAACTCTGCGACCTTGCCAACCTTACGACCATGCGCCCAGCGAATCCGTGGCATTTGGTCTTTGTCTTCTTGGGTTTTCCATT